ATTCAGGAGCTTGTCCTTCGGTTATCTTGCCCCAACCCACCTTTAAGGTACTTGGGTCTAATAATACGTCCTCTAGCTGTAGCTCATCGCCATCAGCTATCCACGCATTAACACTTGGCTTGAAACGTATATACTCACTGCTACCCTCACTCATCAATCCTAAATCGATTACTTCATTCATCTTTTTCTCCTTCTATGTCTGTTTCTATTTCCCAACCAGCGTCTTTCGCTAGTTTGAGCATTAATGATTGAGGAAGAATATATAACGCCCCCTTGCGGTCAGCTTTGACCACAAGTAAATCGGCAGCATCTTGGGTAAACCAGTTATATAACATGGCAAACCCAGTACCGTTTTTGCGTCTTTTACATTCTACCTTCAATCCATTCAAACGGATGTCTCCGCTTAAATTCTCTCCATAATGTTTGAACGCCCCTGAAGCCAAAACTCTTTTGACTTTTATCCCTGCGTTCTTCCAGAAGTTGACGATTTCTCGTTCAAACTCGTAGCCTCTTCTCTTATTCGTCACCATAGTAAATTTGCCTCGCATTAGTTACTTTATCTATAAGGTTCTTCATTTCGTCTTCTTTACGAATACGCTCATTGACCTTTACTTTTAGACCCTCACGAATTAGCTCTTCAGCCAACAGACTTATGTTTCCATTTGTCGTTGCCTTTGCTTCTTCTTTCAGTAATTCCCTCAAGTCTGATGGTAGATAAATTTGTTGTTGCTCTAGTTTTCTCATCTAAATTGCCTATTAATTGCGTCAGACAATCATATGTCCAAACTTAATGCTTGCATAATACAAAAGAAGACATACAATTAACAAAAAACTACATAAAAAGGAAAACTATGGAAAAGGCATCAATATATATGCGCTTGGAACAAGGCTCAAACAGTGGAGGACGCTTTGAGGCTCAAGCACAAGAGTTCTGTAAGGGGAGGGGGTATGAAGTGTTAGGCGTTCACACTGAATTCTATGACCGTCCTGTTACATCGACCAATATAGAAGTACTACAGGAGTGTATACAGGAAGTATTTTCAAACGATAAATCTGTTCTTGTGACACCCACTATGAGAGACATAGAAAGCAATCTTGCTTGTGTCGCTTATATAATAAAGACTAGTGTACCTCTATTAGCAAGCGATGAACCGCATTTAGACACAACGCAGATGAAAGGGTTTATTGAGTTAGCACGTAAATCAATAGAGCATCGCATAGCTGTCAAGTCGCGTAATATCAAGAAAGGTCAGCAACGATCAATTGGTATGGGAAAGAAGTTTGGCAACCCACAGATACTTAAAGCGGTTGAAAAAGCTTCAGAATTACGTATGGAAGGGGCTGCGGAGTTTCGCTTGAAGATAATACCTATTCTACGTGAAATCAGGTCAGAAGAAGATTTTCCAGTCACACTAAGAGATTACAAACGTGGCTTGGAGAAACGTAACATCTTGACACGAACAGGCAATAAAACGTGGCAGGAGTCAACCATCAGAAACATCTTAAAGAAGGAGAAGGAAGATGAATAAGCAATTTAAAGTAGACCCATGTATAGATTCCGTTGAGTGCATTAAAGACTATCTATTTGATCAAATTAAACAAGTTGTCGCTGAAAGAGAGATAGAGATATTTCAAATGCAAACGCAAAATAAATACACTTCTGGTAAGGATAATGAGTTTGTAAACTGGTTAAACTCAAGCACATACGCTCGTTGCTTTAGCCGAATTACTCTCCGTGCGAGTTTGCAAGATCGATGGGCATCCATTTCGGAAGTGCGTACCACCCTCCGTTGTGATGATAAAACGGCTCGTAATATGTATCAAAAATTTATGGACTACCAGATGATTGAGCGAGACAAGACTAGCGAAAAGCTCTTATTTAAAGCCACATCGCATGGGATGAAGATCTTTGATCGCTACGTTGAATTGCTGTATTGCAACAGGGGAGAGGGTCTATATGACCACATAGTTGATCTCCTTCAATACATGAAATTGACCCGAAAAGGTGGTAGTGACTACCAAGAAAAAAGGGAATGACTACCAATTGATTTATCCTTTTTTTTCCATTTATTATACAAGGAGTTGACTTTTATGGATGATGAATTGAAGTATTTGGAGCAATATTACGATAGGCGCAATACACCAGAAGCCAAACGAAAGAGGCTACAGAACGAAATGTATTACGCCAAAGTCCTTGGAACAGGGTGGTCAAACCGTATAACTGTACCAACGTGTGCGGATGACCATGTTGAAAATGCCAGAGTGTGCTTTACAAAATTATCGAAAGCACTCAATGACATTGCCAAGGATGATTTGCGTCCACAACAAGCGTTGAGAGAAACTAAAGCTGCCATTTATGAGTGTCACGTAGAGCTAAAAAGACGAGCCGACTTCTCATTGAAGTATCCACGGTCTCCAGAAACGGATTTTAGAAATGCGCGATAAAAATAAGGGCTTTCAGCGTATGTATTATGTATGTAACTATTTTGTGTGTACTAATGTAACGATTTCAACGAGTTATCTATTGAGCAAAATTCAGCTATTGAGCCGTACTTGCTTCAAGATAGGGGCACAACCTATTGAAAAAGCAGTATATAAATATAAACGGAAGTCAGATTTAGCATACTAGGAAAAGGCGTATAATATATAATACTTAATCTAAGTGCCCTATCTAACTAGCTAAGTCTGACTAACCAAACTTTGAGGTTAGTTATGATTGAAGATTTTTGTAAAATTGTATTCATATTTATTAGTCTAATTCTACTAGCGTGGTCTCCAGTTATCTTTGCGAGTCTGCAATGGTAGGGAAGATTACAGATGATAAATTTCTATCAGGTTCGCAAATCGCAGCCTTGATGGGAGACAGTAGTTACTTCTCACCCAACAAACTTTTAACACACATTTTAGGCGCAAGAGGTGTGCATGGTTTTGAGATGGTGGATATAGAGCGTAATGAAGCTATGGAATGGGGGGATATACATGAGCCTGTTATCATTAAGAGAACGGCTGATATTCTTGGTATCGACAAGGTAACAGATAAGGTTCGCGTACCCTATCATTACTATCATGAGGGCAAGAAGCTCTTCTCTGTGTCTTTAGATGGCATCCTTCATGTACCTAGTAAAAAGACTATCAGTATAGACGATAGATCAACATTTGCGCCACAAGGTTTGAACATAGACTTTGTGATTGAAGGAGATGGTAATTTAGAGGTGAAAACGACAAAGACCTACTTCCGTGATGTACCGCCAAACTATTTAGGACCGTGGCAGTTGCAATCAGGATTGATGGCTACAGGAAGAAAATGGGGAATAATAGCTATTCTCTACTCTGGCTCTCAGTTGTGTCTTTATTTCTACAAAGAAGACGCAAAAATGCAAAAAGCGATTGTTGAGAAATGCCTAGACTTTTACAAAAGAGTTGACGCTATAGAGCAGGGTGGGGATTTGTCAGACCATATGTATCCGTCTGTAGACCCAAAAGACTTAGCTAGGGTCTTTACCACGCATGATAGTGAGTCTCCATTAGTTGATCTTGCGAATGTTGGTGATGAGATTTCTGAGATTATGGGTCTCAAGAAGTTAATCAAAACATCACAAGATAAGATTGACCAACTTCAAGCAGTTGTAATGAAGGAGATGGGAAACAGCGAATATGGTGAGGTTTATGATGATTTGGGCGAAACTCTATTTGAAGTCAAATGGGGCACTACCCATTACAAAGCTAAACCTATGAAGACCGTTGAGGCACAACCAGAACGCTTTGAAAGAGCGAAATCATTGAGGATAAAGGAGAGAATATGACATTTCATAATGAAAATCAGAAGAAGATATATGAAGCGATAAAAGACTTTATTAATGAAAAAGGCTTTTCACCACGCCTCAAAGATATCTCTGAGAAAACAGGACTAGGTATAAAACCAGTACAGAGCCATGTTGTTAAACTTGAGGAAAGGGGTTTGTTGATACGCCCAAAGGGTAGACAGGGTATTGAGCTTACGTCAACTCAAAGTGAGGCGCATCAATAAAAGGTCTTCTTCCCTGTGACCTTCGGAGATCAATGTATTGCGTCATCATTGCTTCGGAGGTCATTTCTTGTTCACGCATACTATTGATATGCCATGCAGCCCCCCAACGTAAATCAACCTCTGTCTCTTTACTTGCCTCTTTCATAGCATCAGCTATCTCGTCATAGAGTTTCAATTCCCATGAGGCACGACCGCCATCAATATAGGCCATAAGGTCTACAGCTTTGCCTTCCAAGTGCTTACTTTTATATGTTTTGCTTGCGCCTTTTTTGACAAGAACCTCTTGTTCTTCCTTTGTCCTCATGCCACAGATGACTCCAAAGTCAATCTTGGTCTTCTGTATCGCTAGTTTGACTGTCTCTTGTAGAGCTTCGTCTACTCCTTCGAGCTTTTGTAAGCTCCTCTGACTTAGTTTGAACATCTTCTTCCTCTTTCTTTTTATGAATAAAATTTATCCACTCTAAATTCATGTCTGAGGCATAAAGACAGTAGGTGCATATAGCCTGACCATCTTCCAAAACATGACCACAAATGTCACAAGTCAATTAGGGTTTTGTCTTCCGCATATTGATGAATTTAGCAGCAGAGCGTGTAGCAAAGGTTGCTGATATAATTATGCCTAAAGAGTATTGATACCACTCTGGCATCTCAGCCAATGCCTGAAAGCCAGCCGTTGTAATGCTACGCCCCCATTCGCCACAGAATGAGAGTATCATTGGTATTGAGAAGATAATGACAAGATATTCGTCTTTCCATGAGTTTTGACTTGCTCTCATAGCAGCCAAATCCCAATCAATCTCTCCTGTAGCTTCCTTCATTTTTATTTGGGCGTTAGCCTTTTGGATGGCTGTCTTACCCTCTAAATAACTAGACGCAAGACCACCTAATGAAGAGATAATCTGTCCTATCATGCTTTCTTCTTCTTTCTTACAAATGTCTTAACTTTAGCTGTGGGATTAGCTCGTTTACGTGTAACCGCAGATTTGATTTGAGCCTTAGACATGGTTCTAGCTGTAGATGCTGGGACACACTTTGGATATCCTCTTTTGCTTTTGGTTGCTGATTTACGCCCACAGGGTTGAAACTTACCATTCTTTTTAGGCACAGATATATCGACCCAGTTACCACCTTTACCCTTACCAAACCACTTAGTTAATCCACCTCTAGGCTTTGCCATTACGCACTCACAGTCTTATATTTTCCACCACGTTTCTTGTACTCTCTAACCAACCACCCATTTGCATAAGCAGAAGGATAGACCTTAAATTTACGCTTTGCCTCTGCCTTTACTCTGGCATACAGCGATGGGTTTGTTGGTTTTGCGACTTTCTTTTTACTCATTTCCCCACTGCTTTCATTGATGCTTT